CTATACTCCAAACAAGCATAAACATATTCCCCATGTTGACTTTTTCTATCCACACATTGCATCAGTTTTTTTATTTAACAAACACCGATGCTGAGACTGTGTTGAGTATAATGGAAAAGGCTACTAATGAAGAAGAGTTTTATGCCTCAGACCTTTCAAACCTCACTGAGATGGTTCGAATAAAAACCAAAAGAAAATAGAAATGTTAATTTTTGATGGAAGTTATTTACATACTGGACATTCTCCGTCAGACTGTAAGCGAAGAGTTCTAATCAACACTGACTTGTCATGAACATTTTTGCAACTGATCAAGATCCAAGTTATCTGCACAAGTTTTTACCAGATAAGCATGTAGTGAAGATGCCATTAGAGTGCTGTCAAATGCTCTCTATCATCTATTCAAAGTGGTACTACGACTGGGGTCCACTCCGTAAAAAGGACGGCAACTACTATGCAACTGCCAAAGGTGCATTTCGTAATCATCCCTCAACAAAGTGGGCAGCGGATAATGTATACAATACGGCATGGTTGATTCAGCATGGATGTGCTCTAACTGGTGAGTATCATAGGAGATACAATAAGATACATTCTTGCACAAAGACATTGTTTGAAGCGAAGAAGATCTTTCATAAACAGACTGAATTAGCAATCACTTGTCATTCCATGGCATCAAACTTTGCTCGTGCAATGCCTGATGAATTTAAATATGACGATAGTATAGACACTTTCACGGCATATAAAATGTACATCAGCAGTAAACCTTGGGTGAAGGACAATTATCTCCGTAAACCTGAGCGTAAACCTGATTGGATTTGATTATGCGTGATGAATTTCTTTGGGTTGAAAAGTATCGACCCAAAACTATTGACGATTGTATTCTTCCTGAAGATACAAAACAGACATTTAAAAACTTCCTAGATAAAGGTGAAGTACCTAACATACTCCTTGCTGGTCCTGCTGGTTGCGGCAAGACTACAGTTGCAAAAGCACTATGTAATGAACTTGGAGTAGATGTTTATGTCATCAATGGATCCGATGAAGGACGATTCCTGGATACTGTCCGAAACACTGCGAAGAACTTCGCTTCGACCGTCTCACTTCCAGCAACTGCAAAACACAAAGTCATCATCATTGATGAGGCAGATAACACAACCAATGATGTACAACTCCTCCTACGGGCGTTTATTGAGGAGTTTAATGGAAACTGCAGATTCATCTTCACCTGCAACTACAAAAATAAAATCATTGAACCCCTGCACTCGCGATGTTCCGTTGTCGAGTTTGCCGTCAAAGGAAAAGACAAGGCAAACCTTGCTTCAGAGTTTTATAAACGGATTCAAAGCATTCTGGAGACCGAGAATGTGGACTTCGAACCGAAGGTCCTAATTGAACTGGTCAAAAAGCATTTCCCCGATTGGCGTCGTGTTCTAAACGAGTGTCAGAGATACTCTGTCGGTGGAAAGATTGATTCTGGTGTCCTTGCTTCTTTTTCTGATGTCGCAGTTGAAAGTCTTATTAAAAACCTTAAGGAAAAGAACTTTCCTGAAGTACGTAAGTGGGTCGTTAATAATCTGGACAATGATACTTCTGTACTTATGCGTCGTATTTACGATAGCGTTTACCAGTCCTTGGTTCCCTCCACTATTCCTGCTGCTGTTCTTGTTCTCGCTAAGTATCAGTATCAGGGAGCGTTCGTAGCAGACCAAGAAATCAATATGCTTGCATGTCTAACTGAAATTATGGTGGAGTGTGAGTTTAAATGAAAATAGAGATTGAACTATCTAAAGATGTAAATTATCCTGGTGAAATACTAGGTGAATATATTTGGAATCTAGAGGAAGGTGATAATCACGTTACTGGATTTTGCGATTCTGTTAAAGAGTGTTTTGAAGAAATTATTAGACACAGGTGAATTCAAATGACTTACAATGAACAGCGCAAATGTCGTATGCAAGATGCTATCGACGATTATCTTAGCGATGAGAACACATCGCCACGACAAACATATGATGAGATGCTAGATTGTATTGATTATACAATTAAGTATCATGAGAATGCATACGTTCGTGCTCGTGAACTTCGTGATCTGATGATGGGTTATAGGGAAGTTCGTATACCAAAAAGATATTGAGGTAAAATTGAAATGACAAATGATTGGCGCTACACTGATGAACGGATGCAACTCCGCCAAGAGACGTTTTTAAAACTCAAGAATCATTTCAATATAAATGAAATTCAACTCCTGTATGAGTTCTGCCATCTCTGGATTAGTCAAGGAAATAACTCTACAGAAAATGTTGAAGTTGAATATCAAAACTTTGTGAAACTCAATAGACAATGACGGCATATCAACTATTCCCAGAAGACAATATGACTGATGAGGTTGCTACTAAACCTTGCCACATTTGTGGAACTGTTCTTCCACTTACTCAATACCATAAGAATGCCAGAGCAAAGGATGGTAGGGAGCATAGGTGCCCAAAGTGTCGTAACAAGGGTGGACTAGTTGATTCTGATGGTGCTAGAAGACTCAGGGAGAGTTTGGGTATAGATCAAGTTCCCATTGGAACTCCTTGTGAGATATGTGGTAAAAGTCATTTGAGATTGCACTTTGACCACTGCCACAAAACCAATAAACATCGCGGTTGGTTGTGTGCTAAATGTAATACCGCCTTAGGTGCTCTTGGTGATGATGTTGAATCTATTATGAATGGAGCAATTAGATATTTGAGGAAGTTTGAAGATGCTCAATGAGAATGATGCAGTATGGGCAGCAGATCAGTTTATTGAATATTATTCTCAGTTCAATAGGATTGATGACTATCTTCGTTTTGTAAAGACGAGTAGACTGCAAGTTAAACCAAAATTATTTGGACCAGAAGATCAGATATTCTCTGATTTTGACATGCATCCAAATGATATGAATTTTTGTATCCATGTAGTTGATACTAGTCATAGAGCAATGACTAGATACAATCAGGATCTATATTCGGAAATTCTGAACGATACCGCTTCAAATGCTATTGAGGAAGCAATTCCTGGTAGAACTTTGAAGTGGATTGTTGTAGAAACCAACAGTGGAAAGATTGTTGGTGTTGTTCGTTTTGGATCTCCTACTATCAACAGTAAACCAAGAAATGAGTACTTTGGTGAAATTCTTCCTCTTGCTCACATTAACAAGCATTTTGTTATGGGTTTCAATATTGTACCAACTCAACCATTTGGATTCAATTACTTAGGTGGTAAACTTCTAGCATTACTGGCATCATCAAATGAATTGAAGCGGCAGTTTGATGATAAGTATGGTACAGATCTTACATGCTTTGAAACAACTTCATTGTATGGTACAACTAAAGGTGTTTCCATGTATGATGGACTCAAACCTTACATGAGACACATTGGTGATACAGAAAGTAAATTTCTACCACTCTTTCATGACGATTATTTCAGAGAGATGTTCTGGTGGTTTAACAACAATGCCAACGGTGGAGAAAGACTCATCTCTGCAGACAAGTCCTCAAAGAAACTAAAGATTCAGACTAAGATGATTTCTATCATCAAAAACTCTTTGAAGGATAAAGATAAACTAAAACAATTCAACGATTGTATTGAACACGCAAAATCTCTTACTGAAAAGAAGAGGTATTACATTTCTAACTTCGGGTATGAACCTGATGAAGTCATCGCTTGGTGGAAGAAGAAAGCAACCAAGAGATATGAAAAATTAAAATCTCAAGGACGTGTTAGAACCGAACTTGAACTTTGGAAACCTGGAAAAGATTTGGAGATTATTCGATAATGGAACTCAAAGATTGGTTGAACTCAATTAACATGACGAAGAAGAATCTTATTGAAGATGATCCTTCAGTAATTAAAGATTATCCACCATACATTGTTAACAGGTGTTTCTCTGGACATTTGGATTGTATCTTTTATGCAAATTGAAATGAACATTCACAACGCACTTCCCAAAGAATATGCAATATTCATTTTATCTAAATAGTCTGAGGAAAAATGAAGAGATTCTCTCCCTGGATCCGAAAAGATAAGGTTAGTGATCATTGAGTGCTGTAAAGAAGTACTATT